GTGAAGTATGAGCAGTCTGATCGGTTGCAGCCTGTGAGTAGCGACGGACTCCTGATCTCCGAACTTGTCAAGGAGTATGAGGAGCAGAAGAACGTGTCACCCGAGTGCAGCAAGATCGGGCAGGAGTTGATGAAGTGACTGGTTACTCAGTAGCACGTACGTACCTACAGATCTATAGGGTACTAACAGATGAACTCATTGATGGCTGGACCTACATGGAACTCCGTGAGCTAGCCCTGACACTAACTAAAGAGGTGGTAAGACAATGAAAGCTTATTCAGTACACTGGAAGACTGAAGCACTGGTGCAAGACGACAAGGATAAACGAGGCACTACCATCGTGCTGGCTGACAGTGTCATAAAAGCCGTCGTTCGGTTTGAACTGGTTGCCGGAGACAAGGTTGTTGACTCTGTCTACCTTGAATCCGACGAAGTGTTGATCGATCACTCATGAAACTCCTACACCTCCAGGCACACAACGTCTTCTCCATTGGGACCATCGAGCTAGACCTCAAGGATAGAGGGCTGCTGCTGATAACGGGGTGGAGTAAAGATGAGAACAACGGGAACATGGCTGGTAAATCCAGCGTGGCGAACCACTGTATCTCATGGGGGCTGTATGGTAAGACGGTTCATGGTGTCAAGGCCGACGCCGTATGCAACACCAGCATCACACCCATGAAGCACTGCGGTGTGACCATTCACTTCGAAGGGATCGACGGCAAGACGTACCGGATCTACCGGGCACGCAAGCCTAACTCCCTGAAGCTCGCCGGTAAGTGGCACGATGAGTACTTGGACTTAACCAAGAGGAACGAGAAGGATACTCAAGAGCTGATTGATAAGCTGTTGGGGAGAGATCATAAGACGTTCATCCAATCGGACTTCTTTGGGCAGGGGAGGGAGCGGTCTTTTCTAGCGCTGGCGGGTAGCGAACAGCGTTCCGTCATAGAAGAGATCCTCCCGCTCACCTCTCTTGAGCAGTGGCATGAGAATGCCAAGGCCAGGGTACGTGAGATGCAGGTCACAATAGATACATCCCGAGTGGAGTACCGGGCACAATCTGAGCGAGCCACTATGGCAAGCGAGCACACCCGCGAGTTGGAGACACAACAGGCTAATTGGGATGCCGACAACCTGATAACCCTAGCAGGTGCAAGACAGAAGCTCAACAAGATTCAGCTGACCTCCTCCGGTCTTGCTACGGAACTCAAAGCTCTGATGCAGGCCCTTCCTAGTGGCCCCTCTGTGCAAGCAGTACTGAACGACAAGAATAAGGAAGCCCATTCCCTCACGTTGGAGAACAACACCCTTGCCTACAAGATTGACGCTCTTACAGGTGACATCGACAGGCGAGCGGCTCGCCCTGATGTGTGTGCGAGTTGTGATCAGACCTTACCTCCTGATAGGATCAAGGACAACGCCGCAGAGCTGGTAGCTGACCAAGCTATGCGAGGCACCCTTGTCAAACATAGGGGCGAGAAGGAAGCTAGGCTGTACAGCCTCAACGCTGACATCGGCATCTGTAACGAGGCGCTGGTGCTGGAGAGTAGGCTAGCTGAGAAGGAACAGGAAGCTGCCATCACTGAGCAGGTACACCTGTTGGAGGTAGCAGTTAATCCTTTCAAGCTACCTACCACTGAGGCCAAGGAGCAACTCTCCATGGAGCGCAAGACACTGGATGGGCACATGCTGCTACTGGCGAGGGAAGAACTGCGTCGAGATAACTACCGCTTCTGGCAGACCGCCTTCGGTAAGGACATCAAGACGCTGCTGTTTGAGAGGGTGTGTCCCTTCCTTGAGGAGAAGACCAACCAGTACCTACGTGACCTACAGAACGGACAGATCAAGGTCAGCTTCTCCACTACTAAGACACTGAAGTCAGGTGACGAGAGGGACCAGTTCAGTGTGACCGCATCGTCGGACACAGGCAGCACAGTATTCGAGTTGTTCTCCGGTGCTGAGAAGCAGCTGACTAGCTTCGCAGTGGGCATGGCGCTGTCAGATCTGGCAGCTATGCAGGCGGATGGTGCGTCGTCGTTCATGATCCTCGATGAGCCCTTCCTGTATCAGAGCCCTGAGAACTGCGAGCGTATCATCACGTTCGTCACCCAACATCTGGGTGATAAGTCAACCATTCTACTTATATCCAACGAGGATAGCTTAGTCAACCTAGTACCCAACCGGGTCCACGTAGTAAAGAACAAGGGGGTAACATCCATTGGGTAGCATGAACAAGATCGAAATCGAGTTGGCCAAGCTGAGCATTACGTTCGACCGTGGCTTGGACATCGACAACCGCGTCATCTACATCTTCGATGAGATTAGCGAAGGCATGGCCGAGGATGTGATTAAGAGTTTGTCCTTCCTATCTCTCACTGAGGGAAAGATCACTATCATGATCAATAGCTTGGGTGGGTCGGTGTCAGACATGTTCGCCATCTACGATGCGATGCGTGCCTGCAATCAGCATATCGTCACCATCGGGATAGGTGAGGTGTGCTCAGCTGCTGGCCTGTTGTTGGTAGCAGGGGATAGGCGCCTCGCCTCTAAGAACTGTCTGTTCATGGCGCATCAGGTGAGCGGGGGGTACGGTATGGACGAGCAGCTTGGCACAGCCGAGCGCCAGCTCGCTGCGGTCAGGGTGTGTTGGGATCGTTGGGCTAAGTGCATGGCTGAGCACACCAACAAGACGGAGAATTATTGGAAGAAGGAGTTGCCCACTAAGATTGATGAGTTGTGGCTACCTCCGGAGAAGATGCTACTGGATACCTATGGCATCATTGATGGGATATGGGAGTGATTATGAAAGAAGTTATTCTAGCAGTAGTACTCATAGTAGTAGGTTTCTTTGCGGTTACTACTTGTGTGAACTTTGCCAACGCCAAGGAGACAACCACCCTGGAGGATGCGCTTGAGCGCCCGGTGGTGGTGCATCGTCACTTTGATGAGGAAACCCACGTAGCTTGTTACTGGACTGACCGACACCCCAAGTACCTGTCTTGTGTACAGGTGCATAATATAGGGTACGGCACTCTGAAGAGGATTAAGAATGACCAACGAGACTGAGAGCCTAATCGACTGCGCGTTGGAAGAGGTGAGGGCTGAGCTGACCGCTGCTTACGAGAACTTCCCTGACTTCCGCTCTGCCCATGAGGGTGTGGCTATTGTGGATGAGGAGATGCGTGAGTTCAGGGACGCCGCGTACTGGCCGCACAAGCAGAAGCATATAGATGCAGAAGAAACAGAGGCACGACATCTCGCAGCAATGGCTGTCCGCTACCTCGTAGACGTATGCTACAAGGAGGATACACCGAGATGAGTTTTAATTTAACTGTGGAAGAAGCACCCAGGAAGTTTGATGTTAAGGTAGGATACAAACAGGTAGGCTTCGTTAAGTCACACAACTATACCGGGCGCAAAGGTTCCGACGACGACGATGAGATATACTACGCCGTTCGCATGGACACAGACGAAGAAGAAGGTAAGACGACCTTGGGCTGGTTCAAAACGATGGAAGCTGCTGTCAAAGAGATCGTTGAGTATGACTACGGCTCGTCTAAGATCACCAAGATCGAAGAGAGGCCTGTGTAACAGTGGCTAGGACACCCAGAGACTCATACCTCCGACGCCGCTACGGAATTTCCGAGGCCGAGTACGAGGAGATACTTGAGTTGCAGCAGGGTGCATGCTTCATCTGTGAGAAGGTACCCAAGCCCGGTCAACGGAGGCTTCACGTTGACCACCTTCATGTGAAGAGGGACAAGAAGCAGCCTCCGGAAGAGACAAGGAAACGAGTACGAGGATTACTGTGCTGGGGATGCAACGGAGCCATCGCCAAGTTCAAAGATAGCATCACTTTACTTAACGCAGCATCCGCGTATCTTGAAGAGCTACCGGCCCAACAGATACTGAAGGGAGATATAGATGACTAAACAGATAGACCACACAGGCGACAGGGTTGTATTCGATATCGAAGTGTCACCCGCTATCTACTGGCTGTGGAAGGGTGGGTACGGTATCAACGTACCAGCAGGGAACCTCGTTAAGGAACCTGCTGTGATCTGTGTCTCATACCAGTGGGAGGGTGAGGAGGAGATCCACACTATCAAGTGGGACGCCAAGCAGAATGACAAGGCGCTCCTCAAGAAGTTCATCCCGATCATGCAGTCAGCTGGCACTATCATCGGGCACAACTCAGACAACTTCGATATCAAGTGGCTGCGTACGCGCTGTCTCTTCCATCGGTTGCCGTGCCCACCTGAGTTCATCACCATTGATACGTGGAAGCAGGCGAAGAAGTACTTCCGCTTCCAGGGTAACGGCCTCAAGTATATTGCCAAGTTCCTTGGACTGGAAGGTAAGATCGAGCCGCCCGCAGGGTTGTGGCAGAAGGTGGTGTTCGACAAGGACAAGCAAGCTATGCTCGACATGATCGAGTACTGTGAACGCGATGTCGATCAGACCATGAAGGTCTACAATGCGTTCCTTCCTTATACGCTGGCCGTCGGCCACGTAGGCAACAACATGACGGACTGCCCTCACTGTGGCAGCAGCAACACCAAGTGGGAGAAGGATCGAGTCACCCAGAAGGGCGGCAAGCACACGCAGTTCCGCTGCCATCAGAAGGGTTGTGGGAAGTACGCAACGGTTGCGTCAAGCAAATGGTACAACAACAAACCAATCTAATGAGGAAGCAAGATGACTTCAGAGGAGGTATATGCCATGAGAGTCTATCTATGTGGTCCCATGGCGGGATGTACTGATGAGGAGGCAGGGGCCTGGAGGAAGGCGGCAACGCTGCACCTCAACGGCTTCGGCATCACGACCCTAGATCCAATGGATCGTGACTACCGCTACACAGCCTACGGGGATGACCCGACGAGTGTGTTGCCTCAGCTGGTAGAGGAAGACAAGATCGACATCGAGATGTCGGACGTGGTGCTTGTCAACTATACCAAGCCCAGCACTGGCACAGCTATGGAGATCATCCTAGCGTGGCAGAAGCAGAAACGTGTGATCGTTGTGAATCCGCTAGGGTTGCAGCTGTCACCTTGGGTTCACTACCACGCTCACAAGGTCTACCTCAGCATGCACGAGGCGTACGATCATATCGTCACCTTCAACAACCGCATTCAGCGGTGAGTGTGTCGAACTGGCGGGAGTGGTTCATCCCCCCTGAGGAAGAAGTCCCTGCCCAACAGGTAGAGGATGAGATCCGGATAGTATCAGGCGCAGGGCACCAAGAGGAACACAAGCTTCATCACCCTCCAAAGAAGGTGCCGCCTCGCTGTGCTTCGTGCAAGAAGTTCATCGGGTTCAATACAGGTATGCACCTGATGATCAGCTCGGACTGGCGCGTCCATATCCATTGCTTCGCTGAGGTGCTGGAACGCCACTACAAGGATGGAGAAGTCATCGATCTTACCACAGGATCCATTAGAAAGGTAGAAGAGTTTGAAGATTAAGTGCAGTTTTCCTTGCAATTGTCCGTAGGAAAACATATAATAGAAGCATAGGAGAGAGAGATGCCCGAAGACATGGTGAATAGCCCGTCCCACTACAACCAGAGCAACATCGAATGCATCGATGCTATCCGCGCAGCACTAGGCGAGGAAGGCTTCGTATTCTACTGCCGAGGTAACAACATCAAGTACAACTGGAGAGCAGGCCACAAGGTAGACGCTAAGGAAGATCTAGAGAAGGCTGCGTGGTACAGCAGGATGGCAGCAGGGGATGACCCTCGATACAAGCCCACGGCTCCTAACCTCACCCTCCCTACACAGCATGAGCTGATGGAGGCAAGGGTAGCAGTCAAGCTGACTGAGACAAGTGATAACCTCAAGGGCATGGTGCCACCCGAGTGTGACAGCCGCAGCATAACCATAACTCCTTGCTCGCATGATCTTCATTACGACGCTTACGATCAGTATGCTACTTGCAGAAAGTGCGGCATTCAACCTGATGCTGGTGGTGATCGCAAGGCTGTTGGCGGTGACGACCGTGTCCACTACAGTGATGGGAGCACTGACTGATGTTTGATGACAAGCTTAGCGTAGAGAGATGGGACGCCTTCTTCATGAAGATGGCTTTCCTTGTGGCTACCAAGTCCAAGGATAGATCCATCAAGGTAGGGGCAGTAGCTGTGGGGGAGGGGCACACCACACTATCCATGGGGTACAACGGGTTCGTCCGGTACTGTGACGATGAGAATGAGGCACGCCATGAGCGCCCCGAGAAATACAACTGGACTGCTCACGCTGAGATGAACGTCATTTGTAACGCAGCACGCAGTGGCACCAAGCTACTAGATACCGTACTGTACACCACCTCCCACCCTTGTACTGAGTGCGCCAAGGCTATCGTGCAGGCTGGGTTCAAGGAGGTTATCATCCCCTCCAAGGAAGATGATCCTTTCTGGGTGCATGGAAGGTGGGGTGAGTATGAAGAGAACTTCAAGAAGGCCCGTGAAGTTATGGACGCAGCACATGTGAGGATCATAGACCATGTCATTTGATAGCAAGGGTGTGTGGATACCCAAGACGCAAGAGGAAGTTGATAGGTTCGTTGCCACTATTGAAGAAGACAACGCCGCTGTGGTCAACCCCCAAGCCCAGGCCTATATCGACGCACTAGGGGAGAAGCTTCTAGAAACTACCACCGCTACTATCAAGGGTAACAAGAACATTGCCCAAGCTGTCACCTCCTTACTAGAGGCAGGGGTAGAACCAGTAGACATCGTGATCCCTGTATATGGTGGCCTTCATGTACTCACCGCATGCGTAGCGTCAGTGCAGGCTCGTACTACGTGGCCGCATCGCATCATTATTGTAGACGACAGCTCACCCGATGACTGTACTAAGGCATGGCTTGGTACGTGGCAGGAGAAGAACCCGCAGCACACAGTGCTGTTCAATAAGAAGAACCGCGGGTTCGCTTCTACTGTTAATAGAGGGATAGAGGAAGGAACAGCGCCTTACATCTGTGTCCTCAACTCAGACACCGTGGTTACCTCAGGGTGGCTGTTCAAGATGGTGCTTGCGCTGAAGGCAGACGAGCGCAACAAGATTGTCAACCCCTGCACCAACAATACAGCTGTCATCAACATCCCCCTCCAAGAGGGATACGATTTCAACGATATGAACAGAGCTATCGAGAAGCTGTCCTCCCGTCAGTACCCGGATATCATGCCCACCGGATTCTGCTTCATGTTTGAGCGAGAGATCATCAACGAGATCGGTCTATTCGATGAGGGTTACGTGTCGTACGGGGAAGAGACTGACTACTGGATGCGCTGCATCACCCGCATCGTAGACGGACAGGTATCAAATTGGAGGGCAGTGCTTGCTGATGACACCTACATCTGGCATGAGCGAGGGACTTCCTTCAGTGTGCTGGGTGACGAGGAACACATGGGGTACCGGAAGTCGGGGGCTGCTAGATTCCATGCGGCGTGGCCTTCCTTCAAGGAATGGCAGAAGAACTTCGATATAGAGAAGAAGTTGAAGACTCTTAGGGATCCCATTCCCATGGATATAATATCCAAAGACTCACCCCGATACAGAATTGCGTTTGTCGTATACAGTACTGAGAACTGCGGCGGTATGAAAGTGATCGCTGACCTAGTCAACTTCTTCAATGAAATCAATGTAGAGGCTAAGGTTGTACGCATCAAGCGTGACCCTGATCAGGAGAGTCCACTACTCCCCTCGCTTAGGTCAGCCCCTGTTGTATTCAAGGAAGGTGTACCAGACTTCCTGTCCAACTTTGAGGAACGGGTGTTCAGCCAGGGGTACGTCGTAGCAGGTACCGGTGAGTTGATGGAGCATGTCCTGAACCTCACACGTAACAACCCTGACCTCACGTCAGTTCATTTCTCGCAGAGCGATGACTGCTCGATAGCGCCAACGAAAGCGTTGACTAAGTCTATTCGTGAGGCAAACAAAGAAGCCGAGTTCACCATCACCAACAGTAAGTGGACGGCCAAGAAGATGGCCAAGTACCATAAGGTGCATGGTAGCGTGTCTATTGGGTACGATGACTACATGTTCTATCCAAGAGGTAGGCAGCACGGCGATGAGAGGAAGACACTCCTCATCTCCTTGGGGAACAAAATGTACCCGTTCAAGGGACACGACCGGGGCGTGGAATTGTGTCGTCATCTCATGAAGCTAGCTAAAGAGAACAAGAAAGAGATACGGATACTAGCGACAGGCCTCGATGTAGTACCCGATTGCCATTTCATAGTAGGGCTTGGGCGGATGGCTCAGACAAAACTTGCTGATCTCCTAGGGAGAGAGGTAGATGTTTTCTGTGACCCTGCTTCCAACCACAGCTACGGCCTACCTTCTCTGGAGGCAATGGCCTCTGGTGTGGTACCGGTGTGCTGGAACAACAAGGGTATTCTTGAGTATGCCACCAATGACATCGACTCTATCGTGTTTCCTAACAAGACAACCTCAGAGGTAGTAGCAGATCGTATCTACAATCTCCTGTTCAATGAGCCTAAGCGCTTCGCCGCGTTGCGTGAGGCAGCACAGCTCACGTCCCGGAAGCACCACCGCTCGGAACGCCTCGTTGACTTCGTCAAGCTATTTGAGAAGACGCTAGACTTGGAGCCTAACCGTAAGAAGATTGCGGTGATCACCCCCCACCTCCGGAAGCATGGAGGGCCTACTACGATTCTGGATATCGCACACCTGCTTCAGGATATGGGGCACGACGTGACCTTGTACACAATCTACCCAGATATAAATCCCTCTATTCAAGAGCAGTGTAGGGTACCTATCCGTGTGGATTGGCAGAAGATCCCTCCGTGTGACCTACTGATAACCAACTCCGATAACGAACACAACAAGGAGTTCACGGAGATGGCACACATCAAGAAGAAGGTGATGTTGAAGCTATCACACAACCAAAGGTTCCAGTCACTTGAGACTGACACACTCAACCTCAAGTGGGACGCCATCGTCACCAGTACTAACTGGTTGAAGAAGGCTTGCGAGAAGGTTACTGAGGGGTGGGAGTACAACACACACAAGAATGCTCGTCGGGTGGGCTGGTACCACTATGCCCACGACACGTTTCATTACCCTCCCGAACGACGAAACTTCGGGAGCCTTGAGAAGAACACCATCGTGATTAGCACACTGGTTCATGCTCACCCTCTCAAGGGTACGAACGAAGTCTTGCAAACCATGTACGCGTTGGCTCAGAAGTACCCTGGAAAGCTACAGTTTGTAGGAGTAGGAGAAGCCCCCTTGCACGGTAAAGCTAAGCCGCCCTGGCTTAGCTACTTTATGTCGCCTTCTAGGAAAGACATGGCACAGCTCATGGCTCAGACAGATATCTGGATCAACGCTTCTCATACCGAGGGACTGGGACGAATGACGCTTGAGGCTATGTCTGCTGGGTGTGCTATTGTGTCCACTGACACAGGGGCTGAGTTCCTGAAGGATGGGAAGAATTGCGCGCTCGTACCCGTAGGCAGCGTGAATGATCTAACCAAGCAGACTGAGAGGCTCTTGCTGAAGGAGCAGCTAAGACGTGACTTCGTTTCTAGTGGTTACGTCACCGCTGCTGATGCGGCCGACTCCTCGCAGTACAAGAGGAACTGGAAGAAACTCATAGGAGATCTGTTTTGAAGTCAGACGACGTACTGAAGCTCATCGAAGAGAGTTACAAGAATGCGCCCCCTACTACGTTTCCTTCTGTTAAGGCAGCGGTGGACATTGCAGGCGCAGCACTACGATACTTGACGGATCAATGCGAGGATGAAGATGATTCCGAAGAGAGCAGTTAGCATCAGCACATACAATCGCGCTGGTCGCATCGGTGAGGTTATCGAAGGCGTGCTATCCACGGTGCCTAACGGTACTGATGTGTTCGTGGTGGATGATGGTAGCACCGATAATACCTACGTTATGTCTAACCTCACCAGTGCCCACTACTTCCGTGGCCAGAACAAGGGCGTGGGTGCCAACAAGAACCGTTGCCTCTACCTCATGCAGAACCACCACTTCATGTGTATCCTTGAGGATGACCTCGTACCTACGGAGAAGGGGTGGTTTGAGCAGTACGAGTCGGCCGCTGTGGTCATGGACATCCATCACTTCTGTCGTATCCAAGACAAGGAGATCCCTGAGACACACCCGACGTTCACGCAGTATCTCAAGCAAGCACTCAATCTCACCCCTATCTATGCAACCTCACCCCGAGGTGACCTCACCTTCCTGACGAAGAAGGTCATCAATTTAGTGGGGGGCTTCCACCCTGACTTCAAGGGTGTAGGCTACGCACATGGTGACTGGTCGTCAAGGGTGCTCAAAGCGGGGTTGGTGTCCCACCCCCTAGGGTACGTGGATATAGTCGAGGCCAGGGACAAGTTCAAGCAGGTAGGTGACACGGAAGGTGGGCGTTGGGACCACCCAGAGGAAGAGATCCAGGCGCAGATAGCTAGGAACAAGAAGGTAGCCAAGGCTGCGCGAATAAAGGGTGATGTCTTCTACCCGCTGGAGATCGTCTGATGGCTAACATCCTCCTAGGGTGCAGGAATAACGTTGACAAGCACGGCAAGCCCGCTGCTTCATACACGGACAGCACCATACGCGCACTCAAAGATCTGGGCCACTTGGTACTTCCGGTGGGAGAGGGTCACGCACATACGGAACTCAAGTACGTAGAGTACATGAAACACTTCGACCTCTTCCTTGATCTAGACTGCGGGCGCAACAAGGAAGGGAACCTCGCCTTCCTAGAGGAGAAGATACCCATCCCCTCAGCTGTGCGGTACGTAGATACTCATGGCCACCCCAGCCTACACAAGAGGCAGGCTCAGTACTACGACCACGTGTTCTTTGCGGTGTGGGACAGGCGTGACATCTTCACCAACCACCCCTCCGTACACTGGTGCCCCAACGCTAGCGACCCCTACTACTTCTACAAGGGTATCCTACCTGAGCTGCATGAGTCTCGGCCCCATGACATCGGGTTCTTTGGTAGCAAGGGAGGGATCGACCGAGCTGATTTACTGAAGCCTATCGCTCAGCGCCACACATGGACGCTGGACGTACGAGAGATCGGCAAGCATGGGCAGCGCTGGCCCCGCACCTCGGAGGCTATGGCCCGGTGCAAGGTACTGTTCAACTGCGGCCAGAAGCACGACGGCCCTAATCAGAGGGTGATCGAGAGCATGCTGATGGAGCGCCCACTGGTCACGGATCGTGACCCTAGGGACGGGATGTCCAAGCTATTTGAAGAAGGAGAGCACTACCTTGGTTACGCAACAGAGGCTGAACTTGCCAATCAAATTGATTGGTGCCTACGCGAGCCGTCACTTGCCGCTTCTATGGCACGACGTGCCTATGTGTGTGCTTTTGAGAATCACCAAGTGAAGAACAGGGTAGAGCAGATACTGGAGGTGTGTGGTGTCTAGTGAACGGTGCGATAGGGGGCTCCCTGAGTTCGGTTTGGAATGTCTGCGTCCTAAAGGACACTTTAGTCATACTTGTCCTTGCTTCTCCATTTATAGAGAGCCAAAGAGCCCCTTGTTTGGTATGGGAGTTTACATAGACCATACCAGTAGTGGGCATGAAGAGTGTGCTACATGGTTGGTTGATGATGAGTTTCCTGATGATATTATACTGGAGGTGATAGATGTCAAGGCTTAAAGGGTTGACCCCTACTATTCTAGTGATGAACGATCAGTACTGGTTGCCATATGCCCTTGAATCTCTAAGAGGCAGGTTTGAGCGGTACGTTATCTATGATGCAGGCTCCGAGGATGGTACAGGGAACATCATTGACTGGTTCGTGGAGACAGAGGATGCTGAGTTCTTTGTCCGCAAGCTGCCATTCGCCGTCCCTGAAATCCAAGGGTGCTACCGCAACTCCATGATGGTGGAGGCTCAGGCAGATTGGACGTTCATGGTGGATGCCGACGAGGTGTATCATCCCGATAGCCTCGACAACCTAGTCAACAGGATCACTCCTACTACTGACCGCACTACCATAGGAGTTATGGTAGCGAACGTCCTGTACGGGGTAGTTAGGCGCACTGAGATGGCTACGAACTTGCTCCACCGCTATTCAGAAGTGCGCACGCACCACCGTATGTACCGCCGCCGCACGTACTTCAAAGGTACCCACCCAGGAGAAGTACCTCAACCTAAGCAGAAACCAAGCAATGAGTTTCACATGGACAATGTGATGTGCTGGCACTTCCACAACGCTCTACGTTCGCCCTTGGAGGGGTCGGTACCGAAGAGGCTAGATAGAAAGTCACAAGGCACGTACCACCCAGGAGAGCTTGAGACTTTCGATCTGTTGGAAGAACTGCCTATCTTGCGGGAGCCGATCAATAACTTCCCAGTTAGCCCTGACTTGGAGAACCTACAGCATGTCGCTAGTAAGATGTAAGTGCGGTAGGTACACTCAGAACGGGCTTCTCTGCGTGAGCTGTCAGAAGTCCTCGTCCCTGGACGTGGTGTACTACGCCCCGGATGATACCGATGATGAAGAAGAGCTAGACGAGCTTGGATTCCGGATCATGAACGATCTAGAGGGGTACCCTACTGAGTACGATGGTGAGGAAGAAGACTAGAAGTCTATATTGTACTCGCGTTCTTTCCGATTACCCCAGTCGTCACACATCAGGTCGTACGCCCTCTCGACAGCCAACGCGTGCTTGTCTAGCAAGTCCCATTCCAGTTTAACATAGTAGCACTTGAGATACCCGTACTCAAAGTCGGAGTCGTTTTCTGCCCTATTGAGGCAGTCTTTGTAGTGGGCTGTCATGTGTACCATCCCGTCATACAGGAAGGAATAAACCTCATCAAGGCCATCACACGGCATGGCGAGGTAGCTTCTCACTAGATCAGGGTCGGTCTTGTCTACTGGGTTACCCGGCTTGGACGCAGCAGCCGCTGCCATGAGTAGGATGACCACTACAACTATAGCGAGCATGATCTTCACGGGTTAGAACACTCTGGCTTAGCGTTGAACACATCAACGATGTCGTTGACCATCCCTTGCACGAACCTGCCTTCCTTCTCGATCAACTCGCAGTGTAGTCTACCGAAGCCAGCATCAGCAGGTGAATTGGCATAGTCCATGCACTGGTTGTGTGCGTAGATGATCTGGTCTAGCATCACGCTACCGAAGCTGTAAGCCTCTACCAGCTCACCGCACGTCAAGTCTTCAACCAGCCAGTCGCCGTCGAAGTCAGCACCAGTACTCCGGAGCGCCACCAGAAACACAATAGCAATTACAATTATCAAAGCGAAGGCGGTCGCCATTAGTCTAGGATACATCATCCACTCCCCTGTAGTTTTATCTCATTTCTTAGAGCCTCAAGCAGCTTGGTACGAGCATGGCTCCGAGCGTACCCTGCCAGCTCCCCGGCCTCTTGCAGCCTAGCGATCAGCTCCTCCTGGCTCCAGCTCCGGAGCTTCGGGTGCCTACCAATAGTCTTAGCGTGCCGCTCTAGCCACTCAGTGTACTTGTTCTGTGCAAGCAGCGGGTCATACACGTACTGGTTGGCGAAGGTAGCCTGTACATTGCTGAGGATACTGACCACGTCCTTCTCATTCTGATTCTCAAGGTGGTACTTGAGGTTCTTCGTGAGGTTGTTCCGGATCGTTTCCAAGTGACTATCAGCCCTTGCCTCGTTTGCCAGCTGCTGCGCCCCACTAGCGGCGTAAGATTTCCAGGCACCGAAGTTGTTCAGCAAGAAGTCCTGGCCCATACTCCCCGGTCTCCCTGTCATGGGATCAATAGCCTGCCCTGTGTCCGTAAGGAACCGGGAGACATTGGTCATACCTGTCGGGTCTCCCCAGAGAGGTACGTCGGGGGTGGTCAGCTTCATGCCGTACTTCTGCAACAGCGGGGGTGCTAGGAAACCTAGCATGCCCGCTAGGGACTTGGCCACACCACTGCCTATGGTACCGCTACCTACGGGTTCACCTTGAGGGGTTTCACCAGAGAAGGCAGAAACGAGAGGCTTGAGAATAGCCAGCGGCTCAGCAGGGGTCTGCTCAATAGCACCCCGGATGTCCTTGAAAGGCAAGTACTCCCCGCCGAAGTCAATCGAGTTGGAAGCTATCATGAAGGTAGAGTGTGGTAGGAAGTTCATGATCGCACCGCGTACCTCTTTGTCGTGCTCCTCACTTGTGGTCAGTGCTGCCGCCGTGCCAGCCAGGGCTGCACCTGCCGCCATGCCTGCGTACGCACCGCCAGCTGTCCTAGAGACTGCGGCACCTATGGCACCACCTATGACAGCACCTGTCATACCGCCGCCGAAGAGCGCACTGGCCCCTCCTTCTGCTATCACGGTGGTGGGTGTCTGCGCCCAGGTGGGGAGCTGCCTCTTGGCCTCCTCTACACCCTTCGGATCCTCGGCGTAGCCCATACCACTGAAGATAGACTGCATCAATTGCGGTGCCTTCAGCCACGGCATCATGCGGAGCGGGTGATCTTGAAGGTTGTTCTTGGTGATTCGCATAGCCTCGGCCGGGAAGGTGGCCCACGGGAACGCAAACTTACGGGTACTCTTAATCGCTGAGCCCACCGTACCGTACATAGGTAGGCGTCTAGCCACCTCAGTGGCCGCTGCCTGACGGGACAATCCCTGCCCTCTAAGGTCCATGAAGTACGCCATCTTGGGCACCATGTCCTCTCCGAGGTACGCCTTGGTTAGCTTGTCGAACCAAGGGGCCTTGCCACCTAGCTGGGCTGCGTTCTTACCCTTCATGTACAGCTTGATCATGGCCTTTGTCGAGTGCTGATCCTCACGTAGCCTACCCAAGATCCTCTCTAGGTGACCGGAACCCTCGACACTTTCAAACGCTGACTCCTCGATCAAGTCTCTCATGATCGGGTCGAACATCTCTTCATTCATGTCGAATGTCTTGCCGCGTACCTTTACCTTGCCAAGGTCCACGCCTTTGAGCATGCCAGACTCGGGATCAAAGAGGCTTCGCCCCTTGATACCTGCCTTCTGACCTGCGCGGTTGATGTCTGCAATGGTATTGAAGGTGTTGGTAAGCTTACCCATGAGCGCCACGTTCTGCGGGGCCACGGGGTTGAAGCCTGCTTGGCTGAGGAAGATC